CATGACAGCCGAGAAAGCCGACAGGAACGACCTCGCCTACGGTCTCATCACAAAAGGCCTAAAGAACCTTGCAAAAGAGCTCGAATGCGTTGTGGTTCTGCTCACTCAGCTTAACCGCGACCTTGAGAAGCGAGTCAACAAGCGACCACTCCCAAGCGATTCACGAGACACCGGTCAAATCGAGCAGGACTGCGATTACTGGATGGGTATCTATCGTGAGGGGGCTTATGACGAGAACTCTCCGCAAGGCGATACCGAATTGCTACTCAGGCTAAACCGTCATGGCTCTGGCGGGGTTGTCTACTGCGAACAACGTAACGGAGCAATTTATGACTGCGACCAGATACAGGCCGAAATGAAACGCCGTGACCGGGAGCAGAAGCCAAAAAACAAAGGGGGATTTTGATGGACGCACTAAAGCAACGCATTATCGACTTCATCAAACAAAACCAGCCAGTAACAGAGCAGCAGCTTAAAAACGGGTTAGGGATATCGCTTAATGCCTGCAGACAGAATCGACGCCTTCTGCGCAATGCAGGATTGATTTATGTCACCTGTGGCTCAGGAGCATTTATCTCCCGGAGTGATTTTGAGTTGTGGCTTAAAAACGGCGGCGGTCACGAAAAAATGAGCGCATCAGCCAGACTTGGCGGTCGTGGAATGACAGCTGACAAAACCGCAAAGAAAAGAGTGATTGATTTGCTCACTTCGAAGAACGAGCCAATGTGCGCCGGAGAAATAGCCAAAGCATGCAAGCTAAGCGGTAAGTCGGCCTACCGGATTCTTGCGAGCCTGTCTGATGATGGGACCGTCTATCACGATGGGAAGTTAAAAGGCCGGCAGTATCTGATTGCATCAGAGCAGAATAAACACTTCTCAAATTCAGAAGTCGCTTACGAAGCGAAAGTAAGGGCGTTCGTCAGATATAACCCAAAGAGAAACGGAGTTATTCAGGCATACATGGCAAGCCCAGCCCGTCAGAGGCTGATGGCTGTATACGGGAGGATGGGATGACAGAAATCTACATAGCTGAATCACTTACGGGGCTGATTGCGATAATCGGCCTTTTTTATGCCCGGAGGAAATGGTGAGCGAATATCCACACATCGTAAAAATCCACGAAGAGGTTGCAGCAATTAACGCCGGACGCAAACCGCAATTCGGAGACAAGATGCGAAACCTGGTAGCCAGTGAAAGCAATCCCCGGCGAGATGCTTACTTCGTGAGGCAGAAAAAAGTGACCGGGAGAGTTAACGCTGGAACCTGGTACACGATGACAGACCGGAAAGGCAATTTCTGGGACTCGAATCCAAAGGGATTAATTTTTATCGACGATTAACAGGCCTGCATCGCGGGCCTTTTTTATGAGGGTAAGAGAATGAACATCGAAACAGTAAACGAGCTCATTCAGTCGCTTGAGTCTGCGGGCGAGCTGTCAATCAAAGAGCAGAAGTATCTGGCGCTGGCGAAAGCTTACCAGCAGCTGGCTGCGGAGAATGTGGCGCTGAAGGCGGCAATTGATGCAACCATAGGATGGCAGCAATCTACCGATGTGGAAAACGTTGAAAGCGTGAGAATGTTGCTCGATATCAATACCCCCGCCACCGATCGCATCGTAGCCGGGATTAAGGCTGATGGCCGCGTTGAAGGTGCGCACTTCGTTGCTAAC